ACCCGGCCTGCTCGTTGAGAAGCGTGGCCATGGCCTCGCCGATCGCCAGGGTCCGCACCAGGCCGGGCGCAGCCCACCGGGTGAGCGCGGTACCGTCCGTTGCGGTAGTTGGCGTCGTGCCGGCTGCGCCCCGCTCGACGGTGAGCAGCCGCGGCGCCCAGATCGCGTCGCCGCTGTGCGAGTCGAGGACCGTGCCGTCCCAGGCGCGCTCGATCGTGAGGATAGGCCCGGCGATGTCACGGACGCGGACACGCTCGGCGCCGATCGTAAGGACTTCGCCCCTGCCGAACGCGGCGCTGTCGGACACCTCCATCAGGGCCGCGTCCTTCTTCGCGGCGAGCGGCGTCTGCACGGTCTGCCCCGTATCCGTCAGGCTCTTGTCCGTGACCGTCATGCGCTCCGCGCCGACGCTGAGCAGGTCCCCGACGCCGACCGCGGTGGAGTCCGTGACGGTGACCGTCGTGGCGGTCGTGGACGTGATGGCCGCAGCGAGCGTGCCAGCCGGCGTCTGGTCGTCGCGGTAGCCGAACAGGCCGGTGACCGCGATGGCACGCTGATACGTGGACCCCATAGCCCATGCGGACTGCCGATCGAGACGGATCTCAACACGGTCAAACGGCGGCCCGTAGTTTGCCGGTTCGAGGTAGTAGTCCGTGCTGGGGATGGTGACGCCACCGGACACGACGAGGCTGGCCGAGATGATCTCGTTGCGGTCGAGCCACAGTCGCCACGACCGGGGGGTCTGGGAATCGGGCCAGTCGAAGTAGCGGGTGTCGACGACGGGGGCGAAGTCCCGGTGGCAGAGCTCAGCAACCGCGGTCGTCGCCGAGGCGAGCGCGCGATCGATCTGCGCGTCGTCCCGCGCAGTGGAGGCTGAGCCGAGAGCGGACCGAACGTCCTCCCTCGTGGCGTACCAGGTCATCGCTCCCTTTCCCTACTCGTCGTCAGACTTGGGTGCCGTCGGGCCGCCACCCGTCGAACGGGCAGTAGAGCCCCCCGTCCGGGGCTTGCTGGAGCGGCTCCCCGTCTTCCGGGCAGGCGACGGGTCCTCGGGCTCGTTCGTCTGCGGCGAGGTCTGCGGCTTCTCGGAGGATGTCGAGGAGTCCGTACCAGGAACCTCCTGCGTCGATGGCTCCTCGCCCCCTTCCAACTCGGCCCCGTCGATGCTGGGGCCGCCATGAACGGTGATCTTCGGCATGTGCTGTCCTTCCTCGACGTGGGTCATCTCGGCGCCGCACCCGGCGCAGACCAGATGCGGCATGTCGATCACGCCGGGCACGATCTGCGGCAGCATCACCCGCCGCACCACTCCCTGATACCGGCAGCCGTCGCCGGGCAGGCACGCCACACTCAGCGACGCCAGCGGACTGGCCGACTGCTCGGTGATCGGCTCGTCGGCAGCGCACTGCGGGCAGCGGGGAGCGCCCACGGCGTACCGCGCCCCGCACTCCCCGCACGCCCACACGCTCATCAGACCGCCACCACCGTGGCGCCGTCGTCGAGCGGCACGTAGGTCAGCGTCCACTTGAACGCGCCCGTGTTCGTCGCCGACGTAGTGATGTCGATCGTGCCCGGCGGCACGACGTAGCCGCCCGACCCTGGGGCCTGCGCGGCGCCCCCGGCAAGGACGTTGACGAGCAGCGCGCCCTTCGTGATGGGCAGAGACACCAGCGAGCCGACCTCAGCAGAAGTGACCGCGGTGGCCGTAGCCAGGGCGGTGGTCGACGCCGTACCGGAGAGCGGGGTATGGCCGACCGAGACGGTGGTCGCCGTCGAGGTGCACACGGTGGTGCACTGACCGACGAGGCTGGTCACGACGACCCGCCCGCCACTGACCGTGAACAGGTGGCCGGTCGCCGTCGCGGGCAGTACCGCGGCCGGCTCTTCGACCTTCGTGCCGAGCAGCAGCCGGCGCAGTTGTACGCCGGGGACTCCGGAGGCCATGTCAGACCCCCATCGCAGGCAGGTTGTTCGGGTCGCGCTGGGTCGTCAGGTCCGTGGTGAGCGCGTTGACGAGGCCGGCGCCGGTCGACGTGAGCTTCACGTACTTGTAGCCGTCGTCGAGGCTGGTGCCGAGGATCTCGACGACCATGGCGTTCTGGCTGGCGGTCGCCGAGGTGGTGACCGTGGCGGCCGCGGCCTGGGTGCGCTTCGTCCAGGCGTCCGTGCCGTTGCCGGTGTTCGTCCAGTACGTCGTGATGGTCGCGAGGTTCTGCGCACCGGTCCCGGAGGCGTCCTTGGCCTCCTGGAGGGTGTACGTGTCGCCCGCGGCGCCCGACAGGTAGCAGGCGAAGCTGACGCCGCCTGACGCCTTGAGGCTGATCCACGTTCCGTCGCCGGCAGGGGTGAAGTTGAACACCCTGCCGAGTCCCTTCTGAGCCATGCTGTTGCCTTCCTAGGTGAGCGGTTCCGGGGCGGCGCTGCCGGACCGGTGGTGCTCCGGCGCCGGGGGTTGAGTGCCGGCGCCGGCCGAGATGAACTACGGGCGTGCGGCCAGTTCGACGAACGGCGACAGCGCGGGGCCGCCGTTCTGCGGGGTGACCGCGCTCTTGATCCAGGGCTGGCCGTCGACCCGCTCGATCAGGCGGAACGCGGTCTGGTCGTTGCCGAACTTGTACTCGGTGCTCGACGCGGCGGTCATCTGCTGCCGGTCGCCGATCAGGTAGTAGCTCAGGTCGACGAACGCGAGGTCGCCCTGCACGCCGAGCTGCTTTGCCTTCTCCGTGACGATCAGCGGACGGCCGAGGACCGTCATCGGCGCCGGGCCAGCGGCGTTGGTGAGCATGACCGCGGAGCCGCCGGTGCCGACCGACAGGGCCATCGTCATGAGCTGCGGGAACGCCTCAGGGGTCGCCAGCCAAACGCCCTGCGACAGGCTGGACGGCATCATGCGGGCGTACATCTTGATGATGTTCTCCAGCACGATCGTGCCGGACGCCTGGCCGGACTCCGCAGCCACCGCGACGGTCGCCGGGTTGCCGAGAACACCGAGGGGCTCGCCGACACCGGACCCGGCCATGAAGCCGATGTCCTCGTAGAACGCCAGGGCGCGCGGCCACAGCGACTCGATCAGGGCCGCGAAGCTGAGCAGGCTGTCGGTGAGCAGCTCGTTGGGAACGACCGAGAACCCGGTGAGCTTCTTCGCGTCCAGGATCACGCGGCCGAACTTCGCGGACGCGTCCGTGAGAGCCGCAGACTCCTCACCCCAGAAGCCGATCATCCCGCCGAACACCGAGGTGGCGTTCGTCGTGACGTCGATCATCGGGAACGGCACGCGGGCCGTCTCCATCGGGACGACCGTGGCGCGCGGCCGGATCACGGACATCTCCAGGGCGATCTGGAGGAGCTGACTGCGCAGCGTCTCCGGGACCAGGAATCCGCCGTCGGCCGGCACCGTGCTGGAGTACGCGTTGCGGAGCGTCTCCATCTTGCTGCGGGCCTCGACGCTCGGGTTCAGGTGCCATGCGGACGCGAAGAACTCCGCGGCGTTCCCGAACTCGTTGTCAAGCACCGCGCCCGGGGCCTTCGCGTTGTACGCGGTCGCCTGCTTGTGGGAGGTCAACATGTTCGCCGGCCGGGTCTGCGGGTCGAGGTTGAGGCGACGGATCTGGTCGGTCTGCTTGTCGCTGACCTCCCGGTCCTTCAGGAGCTGCGTCAGGACCCGGGTGGACTCGTCGGTGACGAGACGCCGCAGCTCGGTGCCGTCACCCTGCTGCTCGTCGGCGTAGCTGGTGATGAAGTCCTTCAGGGAGTCCTTGCTGGCGAGGATCTCCGCGGACCGCTTCGGGTCGGAGAGCATCTCTTCCAGCTCGTCCGGGCCCTTCGGCGTCGCGGTGCGGTTGAAGGTGCGACCGACGAGCTGGGCGCTGATACCCATGCGGTGCAGGTGGTGACGCTGCCCGGGGGTGGGCTTGGTTCCGATCACAGCTATGCCTCCCTGAGGGCAGCAAGCAGGTCGCCCACGGTGGGCTCTGCTGGGGGTGTGGTGAGGCGGGCGACGGCTGCCGCCCACGGGTCGGGCACATCGGGCTCGGGCTCGGCGGCAGGGGCGAGTTCGACCGGTTCGGGGCCGTGCTCGTCCTCGATGGCCGCGGTGGGTGCCGCCGGCTCGGGGGCGTCGGGGGGAAGCACACCCGGGCCGGCGGCGGCCTCGTCCTGCCCCGTCCCCACGGGCTCGGCCGAGACGTCCTCGGGGACCGGCTCGCTGGCCGGTGTTGCGGTGTCGATGACCGGGTCGGGCGCGGCGTCACGGCCCGCGTAGGCGAAGATCGTCAGGTCCCACGCCTTGTCCATCGGAACGCCGGCCGCAGCCTGCGCCGGCCGCTGCGCCACCTCGTCCGCGAGCCCCGCGGCGACCGCCTCCTCGGCGGTGTACCAGGACTCGGCAGTCATGTGCGCCCGCCAGTCCTCGACGGTTCCGCCAGCACGCTCGGCGTACACAGCGGCGATGTTGTCGGACTGGAACGCCAGCATCTGCGCCATCTCGGTCATGTCGCTCGCGTTGCCGATGCACAGCCCAGACGCGTCGTGGATCATCATCTGCGAGTGCGGACCCATCACGATCCGGTCGCCGGCCATCGCGATGACGGAGGCGATGGATGCGGCGATGCCGTCCACGTAGGTGGTGACCTGCGCGGAGTGCGCGCGCAGGCAGTTCATGATGGCCAGCCCGTCGAAGACGTCCCCGCCCGGCGAGTTGACGTGCACGTCGAGGGTGGTAACGCCCTGCATCTCCGACAGCGCCGCGACCAGGTCGGAGGCGCTGGTGCCCCAGAAGCCGATCTCGTCGTAGATGTACAGCTCGGCCGACGTGGGCCCCAGGTTGCGGAGGCGGTACCACTCGCGGGACTGCCGCATGCTGGGCCGGCTCTTGGTCTTAGTCATCGCTCGCCCTTCCGCGCGTGACGACGGTGCAGCGGCAGTTCTTCTGGCCCAGGCAGTTCACGTAGCCCTTGCCGCCGGGGTAGTCGGCGTAGGCCGCGTCCCGGGTGTCGTAGACGTGCCCGTCGTTGTCGGAGCACGGCTTGCAGATGTTCGTGTCCTCGTGAGCTTTCACGACCCAGGTCTGCGCGGCCCGCGGTCGGCTGTCCTTGCCGAGGAGCGCCGCGGCCTGCTCGGCGAATCCGGCCGGCGCAGGGATTGAGGTGAGCGGCGCGGTGTAGCGCATCGTCGGCAGGCCCACGGCGTTGAGGATGTCGTCGGGGTCCCACCCGGCATCGCGAAGCAGGGATGCGGCGTTGGCCTGCGCGAGCATCGTCGCGTTCTGCGTCTCCTGGTCCGGGGGGACCGGGTTGTCGTAGTCGAACTCGACGCCCACACCGGCCGGCCCGAACATGGGGAGCAGGTCGTTGTTAAGGGCCTGCTTGAAGCGCTCCAACCGGGGGACGGTGAGCTGCTCCGCGAACCACGCCTTCGCGGCGTCGGCGGTGGCCCGGTTGATGTCGGTGATCACGCCGACGGCGAACTTGGGGATGCCGAACGCCTCGCGGATCATGTCGCTGGTGACGGTGCGCAGTTCCGCGAACTGCATGTCCCGCTGCGTGATCTTCCGGTCAACCCACTGGCCCTGCTCGATGATCGCTACGCGATGGGCGTTGGCGACGCCCTTGTGCTGCTCGTTCCACCGCCTGCTGAGCCGGTCGAACTCCGGGTCGTCCAGGGACTTGTCCATCTGGATGATCCCGCCGGGCTCGGCGCTGTTCATGAAGAAATTGCGGTTCCACACCGCGCTGTACCTGCTGGCGTCCAGGTCGGGAAGCATCGACTGGACCGGGCCCATGCCGCGGTACGGGTCGAGCGGGTTCGGCATGCGGAGCTGGATGACCTGGTTGCGTTCCAGGGCTATCTGCTCTCCACCCGGCGACAGGTACATGTAGCCGGACAGGAACTCCGTGGGGTGCGGCACCGGCACCATGCGGTCCGGGCGCACGGGCCATATCTCCAGCGGGACCGACGATCGGCCGCTGCGCCCGATGACCCACCAGCCTTCGCCTGTGAGGTCGACGTGCTGCTGCTCGGTCTCGACGAACTCCTGCCGCGTGTAGAAGCCGTTGGGGCGCGCCCACAGGTCGAGGGCGACGTGCCGGGTGACTTCCTTGCGGTCCTCGGGCAGGCCCGACTTGGACTTGGTCCACAGCCGCCAGTTGACCTGGCCGGTGCTGTTGGACGTGCGGTGGACGATCGCGAAGAGGGTGCCGACGGCGCCCATGGCGCGCATCTGGGATATCGCGTCGTTGCGGCTGGTCCAGGGGAGGTTGACGACGGGTGAGCCGCCGCCGGATGTGAACGGCACGGGGGTGGGGATGGCGTTTCTGAACGCGCGGAGGGGGTCCATCAGGCTTCTGCCCATGGCCCCCTCCGATCTAACTGTGCGCCACTGTGTGGATCACTACGCCGAGCACCCCGCCGATCACGAGCCCCACGCCCAGACCGCCGATAATTCCGCATCCTACTGCGATGAGTGTAAAACATCCTGTCAAGGTGGCGATAGACAGGAAATTTTGCGGTACGCGGGGCATGTGCTTCCACATCAGAAACCTCCAAGTTGGGGACTGCGGGACTACT